GATACGAATTTGCTAACGGCTCATCAATAGAGTTCTTCTCCGCAGATGATGCTTCTAAGCTGCGTGGTGCGAGACGTGACATCCTGTACATCAACGAGTGCAACAACGTGACGTTTGAGTCTTACAATGAGCTGGCTATCCGTACCAAGCGAGAGGTGTACTTGGACTTTAACCCTGCCAATGAGTTTTGGGTTCACAAGGAACTAAAAGACGAACCTGACACGGACTTTATAATCTTAACATACAAAGACAACGAGGCTTTAGATGAGTCTATAGTCACACAAATAGAGAAAAATCGTGACAAAGCAGCTACGAGTTCCTATTGGGCAAATTGGTGGCGAGTGTATGGTCTTGGTGAGGTAGGTAGTCTTGAAGGAGTAGTCTTCAACAATTGGAAAGAGATAGACACGATACCAAAAGAGGCGAAGCTGATAGGCATAGGATTGGACTTTGGATACACGAATGACCCTACTGCTGCAATTGAGATTTACAATTATAACGGAACACGGATAATAAACGAACTTGTTTACCGCACAGGCATGGTTAACTCGGACATCGCTAAGATACTTCCGTCAGGCGTTATTATCTACGCTGATAGCTCAGAGCCTAAATCAATCGAAGAGATAAGACGTCAAGGCAAAACCATCAAAGGGGTTACCAAAGGAGCTGACTCAATCAACTACGGGATTGACGTAATGCAAAGGCAGGATTATTTAGTGACCAAGCAAAGCACGAACCTTATCAAAGAACTCCGCTCCTACTGCTGGGATGTAGATAAACAAGGACAACGCATGAGAAAGCCGATAGACCACTACAATCACGCTATTGATGCGCTTAGATACCACGAGATGGAAGCACTCGGACTAAAATCAAACTATGGACAGTACGCAATCCGATGAGCTACCTAAAATGATTAGGGTGGTAGAGCAGTACATTCAAGATACAACTGGCAAAAAAGTGCGCATTGTTTTCAACGATGTGTTCAACGTAAGGAGGCATACTCAAATGTTAGCTCAGGCTTACGCTCATGTGTTACAAAAAGACGAACAAAAAGTTAAATAAATATGGAAGTACAAATCAACGTACCATCAAACTTAAACGAGATACCTCTAAAGCACTATCAGGACTTTTTGAGGGTGCAGCAATCGTCAACTGACGAAGAGTTTGTAGCTCAAAAGATGGTAGAGATATTTTGTGGAATACGATTAACTGAGGTGGCTAAGATAAAGCTCACTTCCTTGAATGAATTGATAGTACATTTCACTACACTTTTCAGCACTACTCCTAAATTCCAACCTACATTCAAGATTAAAGACGTTGAGTTTGGGTTTATTCCTGAGTTGGAAGAAATCAGCTTTGGGGAGTATGTAGATTTAGACTCTCATTTGCAGAGTTGGGATAACTTTCACAAGGCAATGGCTGTGCTTTACCGCCCTATCAAAACACGAAAGAAAGACAAGTATCAAATACACGACTACGACCCTAACATCGGAGCGCAGGACTTGATGAAGTTCGCACCCTTAGACGTTTGTATAGCAGCATCGCTTTTTTTTTGGACTTTAGAAAGCGACTTACTTCAAGCTACCCTGAACTATTTGGAGAAGGAGATAGCGAAGGAGAAGAACCTATCAATGACTTTAGCGAAACAACTCAATTTGCCAAACGATGGGGATGGTATCAGTCACTTTATGCAATCGCTAAAGGAGACATCACAAAATTTGACGAGGTTGCCAAATCACGACTTACTCGGTGTCTCACCTATCTCACGTTTGAGAAGCAAAAAAACGAAATTGAACAAAGACAACTCCAAAGACAACTAAGACGATGACAGGATTTTATAGGGTATTAGAGTTAATTAAATGGCATTTTGATAATGACCCTTTAGTGAACACTACAACGGAGGGAGACATCTTCGAGGTGGACTTAAACAAGCAGACTATCTTTCCGCTTGTCCACTTAATGACAAACAACGTGTCCTTTGAGACTAACGTAGTGCGTTACAACCTTTCGTTGATTGCTATGGATATCGTTGACATCAGCAAAAAGGCAACTACAGACGTTTATGTCGGTAACTCAAACGAGCAGGACGTACTCAACACGCAACTGGCTATCTTAAACCGCTGCTATGACATGATGCTACACGGTAACCTGTGGGATTTAGAGTTTGTAGTTGACGGCAATCCAACGTGTGAGCCTTTTACTGAGAGATTTGAGAACTACCTTGCAGGGTGGACAATGACATTCGATGTGTTAATTCCTAACGAAATGACAATTTGCGAGACTGACGGTTACTCTCCGTTTTGCCCAAGTGCAGATGTCAGAAACACGGACTCAAGTTACACGGCATCAGTTGTAAGCGGCGGCACTTTGGTTTTACCTGACACAACCTTTAACGTACAAATAGACGGAACACAAGTAGCAACATCTACTTACCCAACATTAAGCACACAAACTATTAATTTGATATGGCAGTAAATATAAACGTACCATCACAGGTCAGAACCTTCGCTAATATAGCCGCATTCCCTGCCTCAGGCGCAGTAAAAACTATTTACATAGCAGAGGACACCAACAAGACGTATCGTTGGGATGGCTCAACATATGTAGAAATATCTGCAAGCGCAGCAACAAGCTTAACCATAGGCACTACACCGATAGCTTCGGGTACAATAGGTCGCGTATTGTTCCAAGGTACGGGTAACGTGTTGCAGCAGAGTTCGTCTTTATTTTGGGACGGTACAAACAACCGCTTGGGGATAGGGACGAGTTCGCCTTTAGCATTAATTCATTTAGAAGGCTCGGTTACTGCTTCAAGCGCTATTGCAAGAAACCAATTAATAAACGGAACACTTGTAGCTGCTGCAAATAGCGACACACTTGTTGGATTGGATATTAATTCTACATTCACAAATGGCGCGTTTACGGGTGTATCAAATTTATTGCTTAGAGCATCAATTGCTGGAACTACAAAAGCAAGCATAACAAAAGATGGTGACATTATTTTAAATGGTGTAACGGGGGCAAATAGTCCCGCAATTTCCGTGTTTACTTCGGGTACTTCGGCATACTTTCAAAACTATTACAACCCTACTGACAACGCATTGTATTGGCAAAGTGTAGGTTCTTATCATAACACCACAAAAATGGTGTTTAGAAACTTTCAGCAAAACACGGGCTTGGCTATATTCTCAACGGGAAACGCTGTGCTTGGTGGTAACCCAGCAACGGCTACCGATGCAGGTTTCCGCTTAGACGTTAACGGAACTGCGAGGTTTACGGGTCAAACGACATACGCAACAACGATGAACTTTGGCGGTAATACTGACCAAATTAGTCCGAGTTCAAATAGTGGAAATTTCGATTTCATTTCAAACTTACCTATTCGTTTTGTATTAAGAAGTGGCTCAGTAGAACGTATGAGAATTGTGTCATCAACAGGCAACGTCCTCATCAACACCACCACAGACGCAGGCTTTAGACTTGACGTTAACGGGACTGCGAGGGTTGTCGGACAATTATCCTCAGGCGCTTCGGGTTCAAATGGAAGTATTGCATTAAGAAGAACATCTGATGGTAATATCGTAGGTTCATTTTATACCGAAGGAGGGGGAGTGGTTGTAAAAGAGCATACAGGTACAGGAGGGGTGCTATTAAATGGATTTGATACTACGTCTTTAAAATGGATGGGTAATGCCTCACAACCAAGAGTAGGTATTGGATTCAATGGTACAATTAATGCAACTTGCCACATAAAGGGAGCATTTGCAACAAGCGCAACAAGTTCTTTATTAATTGAAAATAGCGCGGGAACGGCAGCAATGCGAGTGCGTGACGACTTAGTAATTCTTTTACCAAGCCTTCCAACATCACCAACGGGATTGCCAACGGGAGCAATTTGGAACAATTTAGGAATTTTAACCATAGTATAAATATGAAAACACAACCAACACAAGGAGTAGCAATTGAACCAATTGTATACCCATTAAACGCAGGAACGGCTACGCAAATGTCCGTTTTAGTTCTTAACTTTACAACTGAGGCAACGACTTGCACAACGTATTGGCAGCTCCTAACTGAAGACGGAAAAGTAGTAGCAGATGACAACTACACGCTAACACCTGAAGAGTTTGCAGCTTGGGGTACTGACAACAACGTAGTGAACGAGTATGTTGCACAAGCAATCGGAGTAACTTTAAAATAAAACATATGTTAACGCTATCAGAAAAACAAGTAAAGCAATTGGAGTCAGTAATTAGTCAGATGCCTACAATGTGGGGTTTGCAGATTATCAACATCCTAAACGCAAAGGACGAGGAAAACACGGATGCAGAAAGCGGAAGTACAGAAGGAGTTAGAGAAGTTTAGAGACTATGTGATTAGCCAGTCAAGACGTAATTTGTCAAGGCTGAAAAAAAACTCATCTAAACGCTTGTATCAGTCCATTAAGGGCGATGTAAAAGCGATGCCTAACTCTATCTCTATTCAGTTCTCAATGGAAGACTACGGAGTCTTTCAAGATGCAGGGGTGTCAGGTAAGAAAAAGAAGTACAACACACCGTACTCCTACAAATCTAAGATGCCCCCACCGAAAGCGTTTGACAAATGGATAGTGCGCAAAGGCTTATCACCAAGAACATCAGGCGGTCAGTTTAAAAGCCGCAAAGGTTTGTCTTACGCAATTGCTCGCAGCGTGTTTATGAACGGCATCAAACCAAGTTTGTTTTTTACTAAGCCATTTGAGGCAGCGTACAAAAGACTACCTGAAGAACTCGTAGAAAAATACGGAGTAGATGCTTTAAAATTATTTAACCAACAAGTAGACCAAATCATTAAACAAAATGGCTAACATAAATGCAAGGAGTCCATACATCGTAACGATAAACGAAACAGGACAAATAGAAACGAAATTAGAAATCTATCTTTGGAATGGAACTGGCTCAATGCCTGCCTCGCCTCAATACACGCTTTCTAAGCTCATTCCATCTTCAAATAGTCCTGCAACCTACTACGACGTATCTCCGTTCATTAGAGAGTACATTTCACACGCATCGCTTCAGAGCATTACAAACGTAATTACCGCAACTCCGAGTGCGCAATGGTGCAACGTAGGCTTAAAGCTATTCAAGAAAGTTACAACCTCATTCATTCAGGTAGGCTCAACGCAAACGCATTTTGGTTTGGATGGCTACGGACTATATTTAGACGGAGCAAACCCTGCTCTTGGAAACTACTTACTCAGCACTTCAACCTATACATACAACTACGATTTCTCAGGTGAATACGGATGGCTTACGCTTTACACAGGCAGCGGCAACTCAGTAAAGTACACGAACCTTTCAACGGGTGCAACTCAAACCACAGGCTTGACTAACAACGTTTGGAGAGATATCCCAAGAGTATACACAACTTACGGAGCGGTTGGCAACAAGTTAGAAATCATTACAGGAGCAGGAGCAGTTTTATACACGGCTAACTTTGTACCTAAATCAGAATGTAAATACACACCTGTTCAAATTGACTTTGTAAATAAGTTTGGTGCGTGGCAACGTGAGTGGTTTTTCAAAGCATCTTACAACGGATTGAACGTCGAAAACACGGAATATAATTTGATGCCTTTAACTTACCCTGCGTATGACATCAGAGAAGGTCAGAGAAAGGTCTTTAATGCTAACGGCAAAGAAACTATCCGAGTGAACACCGATTGGGTATCTGAGAGCTTCAATGAAGTAGTTAAGCAAATGATGTTAAGCGAGCGAATTTTGATTGATAAGAAACCTGCCAAGCTAAACACGAAATCCGTAGACCTCAAGAAATCTATCAACTCAAGTTTGATTAGCTACGAGATGGAATTTGAATACGCATTTGACACCATCAACTCAGTATCGTAATGAATAGGAGCGTAACAATATACATCGAAGGTCAGCGCATTGAACTCTTCAACGATGAGACTATCAACGTCACTTCGTCAATTCAGAACGTTCAGGACTTATCTAAAACCTACACGGACTTTTCGCAGGGATTTACCGTACCTGCAAGCGCACACAACAACGCTATCTTTGAGCATTGGTATCAATCAGATGTCAACGCAACTACTGACCCAAACCTACGCAAAGACGGATACATTGAGATAGACTTAGTAACCTTCCGTAAGGGCAAGATACAACTTGACGGAGCTGTAGTTTCTAACGGCAAACCATCAGCTTATAAAATCACTTTCTTTGGTGAGGGTGTAACGCTTAAAGATTTATTTGGAGAGGATTTACTTTCAGATTTAGACTATACGGCACTATCGCACAATTTTACCTCTGCTGAAGTTAAACTAAGGATTGAAGACAATACCAATGCTTACGATGTAAAGTACCCGCTAATCACGTCTAATCGCATTTGGGAGTATCAGAGTACACCTGTAAACGTACCATTTCCGAATTGGCTTGTAAACGTACTGACTCAAAATGATATTCACACCACTTCAGGAGCAATAAATAAAGATGAGTTGTTTCCTGCAGTTAGGGTTACAAAAATTCTTGAGGCTATTGAAGCGAAATACGGAATAACTTTCAACGGAACTTTTCTAACTGATGAGCGATTTACTAAATTGTTCTTATGGTTCAAAGGTAAGGAGACGCTTATAAAAACTTCCTACGGCTATGATTTAACATCAACTACGGTAGTTCCTACATTTGTAAATTACGACCTGACATCAAGCTACACGTCAGCGACTAACACAATACACATTGAGGAGTTGCCTGCTGTCATTACGCATCGATTGATTTACAACATCACCTCAACAACAAGCTCGGCTGATTACTACATTGACGTATATCAAAACGGAAACTTATATAATACGATTGTAGGTTCAGGAACGGGAGTTTACACCTTAGATAACATCGCTCAGGTAGTTGGATTGGATGCGTTATACACATTTAAGATACGCACGTCAGGAGCTAACACAATAGCATCTAATTTGGTTTATGAAGTTGACTACGTTACATCAGGCTCGGTAAACACGGACTATCTTACGGTTACTTATTCGTCTTTAGCTATGGCTTTAGTTTTAGACCTCTCAGCAAACGCACCTCAAATGAAGGTAGGCGATTTCCTAAAGGGGATTATGCTAATGTTCAACATGACTATTTACTCGCTTGTAGATAATGAGTATTGGCTTGAACCATTAGACGATTGGTATTCCAAAGGCGCAGTTGTTGACATTACTCAACACACCGATATTACCACTATCGAAATGGAGCGAATGCCACTATACAAAAAAATTCAATTCAAATTTGAAGACTCTGAGTGCTTTTTGAATAAGAACTTTTCGCAAACATATAACCGCAGCTACGGGGACACTACTTACCAATACAATTACGATGGTGGCGAGTTTACAATTGAAGTGCCTTTTGAGAACCTACTGCAAACCAAATACAATGACACACATGATATTCAGCTTGGCTATTCTTTGAATGGAGAGTTTTCTCCGTATGTACCTAAGCCAGTTCTTTTATATCAATATGACAATCAAACTACAAATTTTAAATTTGTCAACGATGGTGGAGGTCACTCAACCGTCACGAGTTACACACCATTTGGTCAAGACTTATTATTTAACAACTCAGACGTTACTTTGAACTTTGCGCCTGAAACTTCAACGCTCTTGGAGTACCCAATCCAAAACACGCAGTTCAGTCAATACTACTTTAGCTACTTGTACAACCTTTACAACTTAAAGCAGCGATTGGTCAACGTAAAAACGAACCTACCTACAAGCCTAATTACAAACCTTCAGCTCAACGATAGATTAGTAATTAGAGACAAGCGATATATAATCAACGAAATGCAGTCTAACCTTAATACAGGAGATGTAGACTTTCAGTTGTTACTTGATTTCAGACCAATTGTAAACTCAACCAATCCGCAACCAAAAGCAAACACAGCAGGAGGCGATGTAAACTATGCGGTCAACTTACCTAACGGAGCATTTGAAGCGACTTTAGCCTGCGAAAACTCGGACGTAACATTCTCAGTTAACCCAGTAAACAGCTCGCAGATTATTCAAATCGGCATCCCTGCGGGTTCGGCAGGCACGGTTTATACAATTCGCATTACTTATAGTTATATAGATGGTACTACGAGTGAAGAATTTTTTAACATATTCCAATGATACAACAAATAATCACCATGCTGCAATTAGATGATTTCTACGGAAACACGGAAACCATTGACATCGCCAAAGGAAAATACAAGCTACACACGTCTATTAAGAAAGGAATTAAACAAGCAAAACGTGAACTCATAAACAAACGAAATGGCAGAGGTTAAAAACATTAAAATAAACGTAGACACTAAACAAGCTACACAGGCGATGGACGACCTCGCCAAAGCAACACACGATGTCTCTGCAAGTTTTGAAGAAGTCTATGGTGACTTACAACCGCTTACCACTCGTATGGGAGAGGCTGAAGACCGCTTGTATGAGTTAGCTAACGCAGGACAAACCGCAACCAAAGAGTATCAAGATTTATTAAACACCGTTGCCAACTATCGTAAGGTACAAATCCAAACTGATATGGCAGTTGATGCCGCATCAAGTACCTTCTCAACTAAGTTAGGCGGTGCGTTAGGTGGTGTAACGTCAGGTTTTGCTATTGCTCAAGGCGCAATGGGCGCATTTGGTGTAGAGTCGGAAGACTTAGAAAAGCAGTTGCTCAAAGTTCAGAGCGCAATGGCTATTGCGGAAGGTGTCAAAGGATTTAGAGAGGCTATTCCATCAATCAAGGCTTTTGGTAATGCTATGAAAGCGGCTATCGGTTCAACGGGTATTGGCTTACTTGTTGTTGCGTTAGGAACAATTGTAGCTTATTGGGATGATATTAAAGCTGCAGTAAGTGGAGTAAGCGATGAGCAAGCAAGGCTCAATGCAAAGACGGATGAGAATTTGGCTGCTCAAGAGGCTAAGTATAGCACTTTAGTAGGTCAAGACAATGTTTTGAAACTACAAGGCAAATCTGAGCGCGAGATTTTGCAGATGAAGCAAGACGCAATCAAAGCTGTCATCAAAGAAGCCGAAGCAAAATTAATTGAACAAGAAGCTACTAAAAAAGCTCAGGTTGAGGCTACCAAAAGAAACTATGACATCCTAAAATTGATGACAAAAGTTGGTATTGAAATGTCGGTGCTTGCTTTTAGAGCTTTGGCTGCTCCAATAGATGCAGTTCTTGAAACCGCAAATGCCGTTGCTGATGCGTTAGGGTTTGATAAAATTACAACTACCAACCTAAACAAAGAAATATCTAAGCTAACTGAAACCGCATCTAAAGCCGTTACTAAGTTTATTTTTGACCCGAAAGCGGTAGAAAGTGAAGGGAATAAAACAATACAAGCGACTAAAGACAAATTAAACGTTTTAAAGAACGAGGCTGCAGGTTTTCAGTTAGCCATCAATGACATCAATAAAGCTACTGTAGATAAATCGGGCAAAGAAACCGTGAAGGCTGCAATGGAAACTGTTCAGGCTTTTAATGAAGCTGCTATTGACATCAACGAGATTGACAAGCAGTATTATGAGGATATGAAAGCAAGAGACTTAGAAGACCTTGCTCGAATGGAAGCGGATAATCAGTTAATAGTTGACGCACACGCTGAACTTCAACAAGACTTGACTGATGCTACGTTAACACGAATTGACATTGAAGAAGCAGCAGAGGCAGAAAAGCAACGCAAATTCAAAGAAGGTTTAAAAACATCAGTAGAATTATCAATTAGAGGTCTTAATCTTATTGCAAGCATTGCAGAAATGAACGCAGGAGAAGATGTTAAACGTCAGAAAAGAGCATTTAATATTCGTAAAGCTGCCAACATTGCATCTGCTACAATGGACGGTTATAACGCAGTATTATCAACCTTTGCAGAGACTAAAGGTGGTATTGTTTTAAAATCAATTGCTGCCACTATCGCAGGTGGATTTGCTGCATTACAAATTGCAGGAATAGCTAAAACTCAATTTGAAGGTGGCGGAGGTTCTCCTAATGATATTTCAGTTCCAAGTGTAGGCGGTGGCGCACAAGCTCCATCGTTCAACGTAGTCGGCAACTCAGGTATGAACCAACTCGCACAAATTCAGCAGACACCAATCCAAGCGTATGTAGTTTCAGGAGAGGTTACATCGGCTCAAGCACTTGACCGAAACCGAGTCAAAAACGCAACATTGTAACAATTAAAAGTTGAATAGATATGCAAGTAATTGAATTAATCATTGACGAAAAGGACGCACAAAGCGGAATTGATGCCGTGAGTGTAGTCGAGTCTCCTGCCATTGAGGAGAACTTTATCGCCTTAGCAAAACACGAAGTAGAACTCAAAGAGGTAAGCTCTGAGAAGCGTATTCTCATGGGAGCTGCTTTGATACCTAACAAGAAAATCTATCGTGTAAACGCAAAGAAAGAAGAGTATTACATCTACTTTTCGGAGGATACGGTACGTCAGGCGATGGAGTTGTTCTTTAAAAACGGCAACCAATCTAACGCAACCTACGAACACAAGGACGCAGTCAAAGGAATGACCGTTGTAGAGTCTTGGTTGATTGAAGATGAGGTACACGATAAATCTAAAAAGTACGGCTTCAGCTTACCAAAAGGAACTTGGATGATTTCCATGAAGGTAGACAACGATGATGTATGGAATGACGTGAAAGCTGGCAAGGTTAAAGGCTTCTCAATTGAGGGATACTTCGCTGATAAGTTAGAAATGTCTTTAGAGCAACAAAAGAAAAATGAAATTATTGAACAACTTAAACACTTACTAAAATAAAAACAATGAATAATATCCTAAACAAAATCGCTCAGATGGAGCGTAACGCAGCAGAGTTACAAGGTGTAGAGCTTGCTAAACACGAAATTAACTTAGGAATGTTTGATACCTTAAAAACAAACATCAACGTAGATAATAAGAACATTGCTCAATTAGAAAAAATGGTTGAGGCTATAAAAAAATCAGCTAATGAGTTAGGCGCTAAATTATCAGAAGCTGATAGAGGTGCATTGACTACAGCAAAGCAATACGATAGAGTTGTAGAAATTGCAAAAGAACTTGGCATTGGGTTGCAAGAAATTAATAGCAGTAAAGAAGTTCAGGAGATGGAAAAAAACGGAGTCCGTCTTACTCAAATTTTAAGATATGTTCAAAAAATAAAAGGTTAATTATGGGATTATTTAAAACACCAAGTAAGGCAAGTCCAAGAGCAGGTAGCAAAAGAGGCTGCCTATGTGAAGACGGAACATACTCAACCAAGTGTTGTGATGGCAGTTTACAAGCACAAGGCATCGGTAAAACGGCAGAGGTCAACGAGCCTGCTCCTACTCAAACTGAAGTTAACGGAGTGAGAACTATCGTACGTCAAAACGGATAAAAATAAAACAAATATAAATCTAAAAATTGTTTAAGTATGAATACTACAAAATCAGTTTACAATAAGTTGTTCAAGGAGGAAACTCAATTGGCATCACATGAGGTTGCATTAGGAGCTTTGCAAGAAATTGAAAAAGAATTAATAACTGCAAGTTCAGGAGCTATTAAATCAATTGAAATGGCAAAAGCAGCAATAAAACCTGCTCAAACATCTTTGCAATTAAATAAACAATTACTTGCTAAACTTCAGAGTTTTACAAAACAAATAAAAGATTTAGGAATTACTACACCTCAAAAAGAGGTTGAAACAGGTATTACCCAAGTTAAAGAAAATATACAAGCTATTGATAATCTTATCAAAAACTTATTATCAATTTAAACTAAACAAATGAACGAAAAATCAATCTTAAACAAAGTCCGCACACTTTTAGGTTTAGAAGTGAAGTTGGAAACTATGCTCCTTTCAGATGGAGTCTCTATGCTTGAAGCAGATGCTTTTGAAGCAGGTCAACCTGTGTTTATCCTAACGGAAGACGAACAACGTATCGCACTCCCAATCGGTGAGTATGAATTAGAAGATATGCGTGTTTTGGTAGTTATCGAAGAAGGTGTAATCGCTGATGTTCGTGAAGCTGCAGAACCTGAAGTAGAGGTAGAAGTAGAAGCTCCTGCCGTAGAGGAAGAAGTTGAGGCTGCTACTGAAACTGCTCCACAAGCTAAAAAAATCGTTGAGTCTATCGTTAAAGAGTCTTTCTTCAGCGAAATCGAAGCACTTAAAAAAGAGAACGAAGAATTGAAAGCACAACTCAATTTATCTACTGAAGTTGCAGAAGAAGTTGCACCTGTAGAATTGAGCGAAGAGCCTAAACCTATTTCATTCAACCCTGAAAACGAAACTAAAGTAGAATCTTTCCGTGTTGCTAAAAACCGCTCACGTTCTACAATGGATTCAATCCTTGAAAAATTTAATAACATTTAATAACTAACTAAAAATCAATTAATTATGGCCACTACAACCAGTGTAACTACAACTTATGCGGGAGAATTTGCGGGCAAGTACATCGCAGCTGCCCTTCTTTCTGCACCAACATTAGACAAAGGCGGCATCACCGTTATGCCTAACGTGAAATACAAGCAAGTTATCAAACGCGTTGCTACTGATGATATCATCAAAAACGCTACTTGTGATTTCGACCCTACGTCAACTATCACATTGACTGAGAAAATCCTTCAACCTGAGTCTTTCCAAGTTAACTTACAACTTTGTAAAACTGACTTCCGTTCAGATTGGGATGCTATCCAAATGGGTTACTCTGCATTTGACGTTCTTCCTAAATCTTTCGCTGACTTCTTAATCGCACACGCTGCTGAGAAAGTTGCTGCAGGTATGGAGACTTCAATTTGGCAAGGTGTTAACGCAACTGCAGGTCAGTTCGCAGGTATTATGACACAATTGACAACTGATGCTTCTTTGCCATCAGGTCAAGAAATCGCTGCCGTTTCTGGTGGTGTTAATGCAGGAAACGTAATCGCAGAGCTTGGTAAAATTATCGATGCTTGTCCTGCTGCCCTTTACGGAAAAGAAGACTTGACACTCTACGTTTCTTCTAACATCTATCGTGCTTATGTTCGTGCATTGGGTGGCTTCGCTGCTTCAGGTGTAGGTGCTAACGGTTACGAGAACAAAGGTACAAACCAACAACTTGGCGATGTATTCTTTGATGGTGTAAGAGTATTTATGGCTAACGGTCTTGCTAACAACACAGCATTGCTTGCTCAAAAATCTAACCTTTACTTCGCAACTGGTCTTTTGAATGACATGAACGAAGTTAAAGTTTTGGATATGGCTGATGTTGACGGTTCACAAAACGTACGAGTAGTTATGCGCTTTACTGCTGATGCTAAATACGGTTTTGCTTCTGACGTTGTTACTTACGGTATCACAAACTCTGCTAACTAATCTTAGCTAGACTGAAATAATCGGGGAGGGGTTTTCGCTCCTCCCTTTTTTATAACATTTAAAACTTAAAAATATGTCTTGTGATTTAGCAAATGGTCGCTTAGAAGTGTGTAAAGATGCCGTTGGTGGTATTGATGCAGTTTACTTTATTAACTATGGTGACTTTAACCCTGAAGTAGACGTTACTTATGTATCAGGTACTGACACCATTGATACTATCGCCAACGTAACTTCCCTATACAAATACGAACTCAAAGGAACAAACTCTTTTGAGCAAGTTGTAACCTCTTCCCGTGAGAACGGAACTACATTCGTTGAGCAAACTTTAACAATGACTTTGAAGAAGCAAGATGCTACTACACACAAGTCGGTTAAATTGCTTGCTTACGGACGTCCACAAATCGTAGTTCGCAACCGCAACAACCAATTCTTCCTTATGGGTCTTGAGCATGGTGCTGAGTTGACTACTGCAAACGTGTCAAATGGTGTTGCGATGAGTGACCTAAATGGTTACACTTTGACCTTCGTTGCCACCGAGACTCTACTCGCCAATCTTCTTGACTGCACAAATGAGGCAGGTCTTACAGGTTCGTCAGGTGATGTCTTTGGTGCAACTACTACTATCGTTACTGCTTAATCGTTTTCTTCATAGCGTGTGAGAAGGGTGGCTTTGGCTGCCCTTTTTGCATTTAAAACAAATCGTTATCATCTTAGTTACTTTAATATGATTGTACTAACAACATCTACATCAGCTCAGACGTTTTCGTTTATTCCGAGAGACACACCAACCTCAATGGTTTTGACTGATGACCAAACAAACCTACCTGCAACAATAGCTATCACATCGCAAACATCAGGCAGCTACGTCAACACAATCACCGCAGAATTTGATTTAATCGAGGGTCATTTTTATGACTTGGTATTGTACAAAAACACGGACATCGTTTACAAGGATAGAATCTTTTGTACTGACCAAAACATCGTTTCATTTTCCGTAAACAACGGAGAGTATACATCTAACACCACATCAAATACGTTCATAGTTTATGAGTAACAACGTACACGTCTTAAACCTATCGGCATACACTACTCCCGTAATTCAGGAGAGTAAGCGTGATGCGTGGGTTGACTTTGGAGAAGACAACAACTACTACCAATTTCTCTTGGATAGATACACGAACTCCACTACAAACAACGCAATCATCAATAACATCTCACGTTTGGTTTACGGACGTGGATTGTCTGCAGTAGACGCTTCTCGTAAGCCTAATGAGTACGCTCAAGCAATGGCTCTTTTCAATAAAGATTGTTTGCGTAAAATTGCGATTGACCGCAAGATGCTCGGTCAGTTTGCCATTCAAGTACACTACAACGACAAGCACGATAGAATTCTAAAGGCTTTTCATATGCCTGTTAATCTTCTTAGAGCTGAGAAGTGTAATAAAGACGGAGAAATTGAAGCCTACTATTACTCGGACGATTGGACTGATGTAAAGAAATACCCACCTACAAGAATTCCTGCCTACGGATATTCTAAAGACAAGATTGAAATACTATTCTCAAAGCCTTACGCAGTAGGTATGAAGTATTACGCTTATCCTGACTATCAGGGAGCAGTTCCTTACGCACTTTTGGAAGAGGAAATAGCTGATTACTTAATCAACGAAGTTCAAAACGGATTTTCAGGAACTAAGGTTGTCAACTTTAACAACGGAGTACCAACTGAAGAGCAGCAATCTATCATCACAAATAAGGTCTTAGGCAAACTAACAGGCTCTAAAGGTCAGAAAGTAATCGTAGCGTTCAATGACAATATGGACACGAAAACGACGGTAGACGATTTGCCTTTAAATGACGCACCTGAACACTACACATACTTATCAGAGGAGTGTATGCGTAAGATAATGCTTGGACACAACGTTACTTCACCGCTACTTTTCGGTATTGCAGGCGCAAACGGATTTTCGTCTAACGCTGATGAATTGCAAAACTCGTTTATCTTGTTCAACAATATGGTGATTAAGCCGCTTCAGGACGAAATACTTGAAGCCTTAGACACTATCTTATCATTTAATGGCATATCCCTCAACTTATTCTTTAAGACGCTTAAACCGCTTGAATTTACGGATTTGGAAAACGCTCAAAATTCTGAGCAGGTAGCAGAAGAAACAGGTACTGAACTAAGCAAACACGAACACGTTAGCGGAGACGTTGCAAAAGCATTGATTGAACTCGGAGAAGAGCCTGACGAAAATTGGCTTCTAATAGACGAATTTCCTGTAGACTATGACTTGGACGATACGGAGAATGAAATGCTCTCTAAAGACCTTAAAAAGAGCTTATTTTCAAAGTTAGTTGAGCTTGTAAACACAGGCGATGCACGTCCTAACATCACATCAAGACAAGACAAGGTAATTGACGGTATCAAATTTATCACTCGCTATGTTTACGAAGGTAAGACTGGCGGTAAGAGTGGTAAGGGACGTCAGTTCTGCAATGCCATGATGGATGCTAAAAAAATCTATCGCAAAGAGGACATTCAAAAGATGAGTGGTCAACAAGTGAACGCAGGATTTGGTCCTCGTGGAGCTGCTACTTATGACATTTGGTTGTACAAGGGAGGTCCTAATTGCTACCATAGATGGAATAAACAAGTGTACGCAACTTTCTCAGGTAAAGCATTGAACGTAGGCAGCAAAGAATTAAAACAAGTGGCAGTCCGTAAAGCTGAGAAATTAGGCTACGTTGTCAAGAATGAAGCTTTGGTTTCTACACGTCCTTTTGATATGCCTGATAGAGGCTACTTACCTAAAAACGATTAATAATGGCAACTGCACTACTTATAACAAGAGATGATTTGGTGAGGTTTACTGCGGTAAATGGCAACGTAGATACGGATAAGTTCATTCAGTTCGTTAAAATCGCTCAGGACATCCATATTCAAAACTACTTAGGTACTAAGTTACTTCAAAAGATACAGGCTGATATTATCGCAGGTACGCTTTCAGGTAATTACGAAACGCTTGTAGAGACGTATGTAAAGCCTATGCTGATACATTGGTCAATGGTTGAATACTTACCTTTTGCGGCTTACACAATCGCAAATAAAGGAGTTTATAAGCACTCATCTGAGAACTCTGAGAACGTAGAGAAAAACGAAGTAGACTTCTTGATTGAGAAGGAACGTCAAATCGCACAACACTACACGGAGCGTTTTATTGATTACATCTGCTTTAGAAACGATTTGTTTCCTGAGTACAACAATAACTCAAACGGGGATATGTACCCTGATAGCTCTAATAATAGAATTAGTTGGTACATATGAGAACACGAACTAAGGTAGGAACATACAAACCAAAAGAAGAAAACATTGAGAAACTTCGTGTTTTTCTAACTAAACTAAACAAAGATGGCAAATAGCAACGGATGGGGAGACGGAGCGGCTAACAACTCAATAGGTTGGGGTCAAGGCGCAAACAATAACATCGGGTGGGGAGACTCACACGCTAAATCTTGGGCAGGCGCTACTGACATTGTAGGACTTACTACTGACCCTGATGCACAGGCGTTCATTACTGCTG